GTCCTTACTTTACCAGCTGCTTCTGGAAGGAAAGCAAGCTTTCCGACATCCAACTCTCGTTGGAAGTCCCAGTTCCGCAGGATCTTACTCTTAATCTTTATTCCCAATTGGCTATCTCTAGCCTTTTGAGTTGAAGAAAGCACCTGGTCGAAGAGAGCGACGGAACGAGCGTCCCCCACGTGCTCGAACCACATCCGGGGGTACATGCGAGGGCTGGCAGCCCAAGCAAGTGCATCCAGAGGTGCGCCGAGGATCCCGACCGAATGGTTGGGACCGCCACGTGAAGGATAGAAAGGAGCAGCCCGGGGACTCGGCCGGAATTTCGGATTAAGAACACCAACCCTTCCAGCCTGTTTAGCGTAATTTCTTACGATAACAGGCCAGAACTCTTTAGCGCAGAAACGCTCGAAAGCTTCAAGCGTCTTTGCATCTAAAGGAGGACAAGACCCGGTCACGCTGACCAGGTCACAGTCCTGATGGGGACCATCCAAGGCCGAATAGGCCTTGAATATAGACTGAACAACTCTGATCAGTCTAGTGTTCTTAGATCCGATGGCTCTCCTGAGGAATATTGGTAATATTCTCGGGAGGCCACTTCTTGCGAGTCCTACGGGTTCCCCAAGGAGGAACGGATTGTCGTTTTGTGATCCTGCTAACCACCTATTAATGAAGAACAGGGTGTTTTTCATCTTTAGGATGAGGGCGGTCCGCCCTCTGGTTACCAGGATGTTCACTAGCGACTTTCCTAACTCTAAAAGGGCCGCGTCCAACGCCGGCTGAGGCTTAAGCTGGCCACCCGCTCTTATATTGAGGTCTAAACCCCAATGTAGAACGAGTGCCATCAGGTTTCGATCTGATGGTTCGACCAGACAGTCAGTCTCCCGTCGGAACTTCTCCAACTCACTATAGTACCATCCTATGAAGCTAGGGGCATAAGGCCTCTCAGCTATAGGGTAGTTCTTTCGAACCACCAAGCCGAGCTCCTCTTTAGTGGGGGAGTTTTGTTTGGTAGGGTCTATAGACGTATTGTCAGGAGTTCCGCCTTGCATCTGGGTATCACCCGGACGTGCAAGGACTGACAGCTGAGAGTCTTGGCTGACACTCACTCTGACTTGAATCTTGTATTCCTTATCACTAAGGTAGAGAATGCCATTTTCATCCATCGGGTCGACGACGGCATAGTAACCTCCACCTACTTTACCCCAATCTACACCGGGGTAGAGGGGGTGGTTCGGAAGCTGCAGGAGGGTACACGATGTGTTAAACATCATAAACTGAGGAGAACTTACTCCTTGGAACTTGGAAACAAGTGATGATCGTT